TAAATTGATGTACCATCTTTATTAAAATCTTCGTCAACTAATGTTCCAATTGACTTTACATCCAATTCAGGGTTTTGTTTATTACGAATGAAAATACCAGGTGATGGTGTCTTTCCATCTTCAGTTAAAAATAATTCACTAAAACGAATTGTGTTACCAACTCTACCACTTATAATAGTATCACCATTTTTTGGATTTAAAAACTTAATTTTTTCGTTTATATTATATCCACCACTATTTTCTTTAGTTTTATTTGGAACGGTTTTATTAGCTCCACCCGTTTGTTGTGTTTCTTTTAAATCTTTTGCAGTATTTGTATCAATAGAATTATCTACCTCTTCTGCACTTATTTTTAATCTTACCTTTTCTCTATAATTGGCATAAGTGGTTACTGAATATGGTAAATAAAAAGTTTCACCTTCTATTTTTATAATAGTTACAGTTTCTCCCTTTATCGGAAATGTAAAGTTATTCTTATCAAATGGAAAAGCATAATCTTCTTCTACTATTTCATTTTCATATGCATAGGTTATTGCACCATATAATCTCGCATCCTCTATTGTAAAGTCCTTGTTTTGATTATATACTGGTGTATTACCAGCTACCCTTTCATAGAATGGTGTATTGGTTGGATATACTTTTATAACTCTTGCTAAAAATGTTTCCATTATAACTTTGTTTTAATTTCTTCAATCTCAATTTCAATATCCGTCATTCTTTCTTTTGCCGTTTCTTGTATTTCGTTTATAGTATCGTCTAAATCATTTAATAATTGTAATTTTTCGTGTTCACTTAACCAACCATCCTCACCAATACCTTTGGCCTCTGCAGAAGCTAACCTTTGTGCAATCGTTGCAAGTTTAATTAAGTGATCGTCGTTTTTAACTGACACCTCTATTAAGTCCTTTATAATAGGTGCAATGACCGTTGCCTCTCCTACATTACGAATGAGTTTTCTTAAAGATTCAATTAAATCGGAGATGTTTTTCTTTTTGTTTAATTGATTATCGTATATATCTTTAAATAATGATGATAAATTTTTACCATCAAATAATTGAAATTCTGATGCCATTATTAGTTTTCTTTATTAATTAATTTATTAACTTTTTCCTTGTCCTCTGCAGACAATTGTTGAAAAAATTCTTGTGGTACATTTGCCCAAGATTTTGATTCCTCCATTATTGGCATATCGTTATCATCTGATGGCATTATTCCTAATTCACCTGCCCAACAATTGATAGATTCCAATTTAATTATGGTGTTTCTCATAGTACTGTGTTTAGAATAAATATTCCTTTATTATAAAGTTATATTTTAATATCACCATCCCTATCAAACTCACTATATAGTGCCATTTGTTTTTCTTTCATCTTATTAACAACCTTTGTAATATAATGGGTAGGATGTCCTGTCATTTCTCTAATAAGTAAATAAAGTGATTTTTTATTAAAATTTTCTATGTAATTTGCTCTCCTAAATAATTCTAATACAGAATCTGCAATTTGCATATCTCTTTTCTTTGGAAAATGATTTTCTAAATGTTTATCCCAATAATCCAACATTCTAGTATTAAAAGTTCTATGTTCTTCATTTCTTTCCTCCTCTCTAAAATTATTTTCAGTATCAAACGAATCTGGTAATCCAGACATTACATCCGTATCTTTATATCTTTTATAGTTTGCGTTATTATTTAAAATAAGATAGTTTCGTGCAACAATTGTAAAATAACTAAATGCTTTACCTTTACCGGCTTTGTACATATGAATTTTTTCAATCATAAATGCAACAACTTCCGACATTACATCTCTCGGGTCATCATCAAAGTAAGTAAACTTCCATTTATTATAAACTATCTCTGCAAGTTTGTCAAATGCAGATGCAATTCGTTCTCTATATAATTTATCTTTAATATATTGGTCATTGGTTAAGTTATACTCAATGATTGCATCTTCTGTGTCTTTTGGAAAATATTGTCTATTTGGCCCTCTTTTCTTTCTAATTGCCATTTTTTTGTTGTTTGAATTTTTCTATTGTTTCTTTGATTTGATAAAATATAGAACCAACTTCATCATCCTTCTCAAACATTTCACGACTATCAATTAGTCTTAATGCTTCCAGTAATGCTTCGTTTCTTTCAATTTCTGTTTGTATAAATTTTTGTGTATCTTCGTATGTATCTTCGTATTTTTCTAATTTTTTTAAAAGATTGTAAACTACATATAGTAATGTAATTATAAGTAATGTAAGTATTGTGTATATCATATTAAACTATTTCGTATCCTTCTAAAAAGTATTTATTTGCATTTTTGTATTTGACTTCTACCATTTCACCTGCTTTTGATTTCATTATTATTTTGTCATTTCTGCCATAATTAACTTTTTTGACAAAAGTAGTAGTATAAACTCTATCTTTAATGGTAATTCCGTCTAAGTGGTCAATTTCATGTTGAACTATAACCGTCATCATTGTTTCTTTTGATACAGACTCATTGGCTTTATCAGCTTCTGGATTAATTTCAAATGTTAGTTCTCCTAAGTTATCAGTTTGTACAATAACTTTACTTGCTCTAATAGTTCTAACCGGTTTTGTTAAAGTTGAAGGGATTGATAAACATCCTTCCATAAAAAGAAATCCTTCTTTTGATTTTTCTTTAATAATTGGGTTTAGTAAAAAAAGTTCTTCATCTCCGAAATGGATGTAACATGCTCTTTTCTTAATACCTATTTGTGTTGCTGATATACCTAATCCTGGATGTTCTATTAAAGCCGTTGTCAATTCCATTCTTAACTCATCGGACTCTTGTTGTGTAATTTCTGTTTTAGGACATGGTGTTTTTAGATATTCTCTAAATTCCGTTGTTTCTAACCCTAATTGGTTTTTATCTACTATTAATTTCATTTTTTGTTTTTTAAATTATTATTTATCAATTGCATATATAACTTCATCACCATTGGAATCAATATATTTTTTTTTAATAGAATTTCCGTTGATTTGTTCAATTTATTTTGGTGGGTTGTGATGAATTACATTATATGCAGGTGTAATGCCATAATTTATACTTTCAATATCTGGAATAATTGATATCATAATCTTATCCCAGTTATTTGTAAAAAATGGTTCGTTTTGTAATTCTTTTAAAACTTCTTGTGCAGATTTTGTATTATCTCCATCTACTTCTACATCTCTAATAGCTATCCAACAATTTTTCCCTTTCTTTAATTGTTGTTCTATTAACCACTCATGACCTTTATGCCATGTTTGCCATCTACCTATAAATAACGCGTATTTTTTCATATTTGTAATATACGAAAATAATTTTACAATGCCAAATAATTAATAAGTTTTAATTAAATCGTCTTCTTGTTTCTTTTTGTATTTTAACCAATAATTAATTGCATTTTGGTCATTTATCCATTTTGATTTAGTTTCCCAATCAAACCCAGGTCTTGCGTAATATGGTTGCATTCCATTTCTAGGGCCAACTTCAAACCACTCATCAATCATACCGTCACCATTCGTATCATATCCATCAATTGTTCCATCACCATCCATATCAATAGGAATCCTAATAATTGAATTTTCATTTTCTTTGTAATTCTCATTTTCTTTGTTTTCGTTAAGAATATTTTCTACTATAACTTCATTTTTACCCTCTTTTGTAGAATTTTTTCCACTATCTCCGTATATTTGGTAATTTTTGTAGTTTTCTTCCATTAAATAATCTAAATTATCATATAAACCCAATTTTTGGTCATGTTCTACCATTTCTCCCAAAAGTCTTCTTTGTTTTTGTTTTTTGGTTTCAATTAAACCATTGAATGCGATAATTAGAGCTACTGCTAATGGGTCAAATACTATTACAATTAAAAATATGAAGAATTTTACTACATTTTTCAACTCAACACCAAACGCTTCAGCCACAAACCTAAAACCACCCACCTCTTTCTCCAAATCTATGTTAGAAGTCTTAATTTCGTTAATTTTTTCGTTCTCTTTAGCGTTTTGGTCTTGCAAATCACTAATTTTTTTGTTAATTTTAGCAATTTCTTTGTCTCTATTGTCTATTGAACGTAAAAGACGAGAATTGACCTTGCCACCATCAATGATTTTACCTTGATTTTTGTTAAACTCACTAATTTGTGTTGATAATTGTGTAATTTGAATAGTATTTTGGTCAATTTTAGTAGAGTGTACCATAATTTCCCTATCTACCTGTTGTAGTTTAAGTGATTGTGTCTGAAAAGCATTAGATAGATAACCAAAGATGCCGGCCGACGTGATTAACATTAGTAATGCAACTGCAGATACTAAATACCACTTATTAAAACCCTTAATTTCATCCCACATTTGCTTTAGATAGGTTGCAGCAACTAATTTGGCAAACTCCAATGCACCGGCCATTACCATCACTGCAGTTGAGGCACCACTAAATAGAACACCTAAACCTGTTACGGAGAAAAACGCTGCACATCCGGCGATAATTAGTGCAGAAAATCCGACTAACCATTTAAGCCAATTCATTTTATCTATTGATTCTTGTTAATTCGGAAATCCTTTCTACAAGTTTTCTTGAATCTTCTAAAACTTCAATTGCTTGAGAAGGTGTGATTTGTTGAGCTCCGTTAATAACATTTTGTAAAATCCTCAATTTACCATCTAAGGACTCCAATAACGTTTGTATTTTTTCGTTGTATATCATGTTTATAAATATTTAATAATAAAAAAAGGTAGAAGTGTTTAATCTCCTACCTTTGTAATATACGAAAAATAACTGAATTAACCTAATTTTGGGGTTAATTTTTTTGGTTTGGATTCTTCTTTTCTTTCTATTGAAATTAAGAGAATTCCGTTTTTTATTTCGGCTTTTGCCTTTCTGCCATCAAAGTTTTTACCTATTTGGACTCTTTCTTCAATATCTGAAATTAATTGGTTAAAAGGATTTTCTTTATCCTCTTGTGTCTTTTTGGCTTTGATTTCAATTCTGTCCTCAAAGCAGTTAATTTCAATATCGTTTGGATTGTGTCCTAATACCGATAATGCAATTGCTGCAGATTCGTCCTTTATGTCCACTGCAAATTTGTTTGGAACATAAGTTGTTGTTTTTGGTTCATTAAAGAACTCATCAAATAATTTACTGTAATCAATCATGTACATAATAAATGTTTTTAGTTAATAATACCCATATAGTTCAAATACTATACCACCCCTTATTCCGTTACAAAGTTATGACAAAACTACCATAACTTTATTACAAATCGGAAATCCTGTCATTAAAGTAAGTTATCTTGTCTTTCAATGATAGTGGACATATGGTCTGCCCAATGCATGATAAATTGTAACTTATATCTCAATTGTTTTTTAAGGTCATGTCCTTTTAAATACTTTTCATTGTCCTCATCATACATACCATCAGTAAGTTTGATTGCAAAGTATTCTTTTTCATTATAAGTAATACCATAGTGGTTCAACATAAAGAAAGTTCTATCGGTTAGTGTCATATAAGATATTCTCTCATTACTAACAAATAAGGTTCCGTATTTCTTTTGAGACCATTCTTCTTGGTTTGGTAAGTAATGTAATTCACCTTTAATACCTAATTTACCTAGATCGTGATGTAGACAACTGAATATCAGTTCCTCATCGGTAAAGTCAATAACACCACCTTGTGCAACAAACAAATCTCTCATCTTAAGAGCATTCTTTGAAACATTAAAAATATGGTCTATATAACCACCAATGTATGCGTTGTGATAATGTTTAGAGCCGGACGCTGCCGATAATGTAAGGTTGATTCCCAATTCTTCTTCGGAATACATATGGAGTAATTTC